AGGGGGGGTGCATGAAATTGGGTCATATCCTGTGCAAATCACTATGTATATATGGTAGTCAGGTACCCGCGTGCGTGATTGGGGGGTGGGGGCTGTCTACATCGGGCTGATCGGAGGCTTTCATGGGGGTGGGGCGCTCGCAAACGCAAGCACACAAGAGGTGGGGGGAATATTATTAACTGGTTACTCGTTCGATTCGGCTAGTAACTGCTCAAGCTTGGTCTCAATGTCTCTTTCGATCTCTTCTGAATCTCTAGCTTTACGCTCTTCCACAACGTCAGAGAATAACGCTACTGATTTACCCAGTAACTCCAATGCTCTAACCCTAGTCGAGTCGCTATCGCTCTCTTTGCTCTCTTTGTAGAGCTGTTCTATAACGTAGTTGCGTGTTCGTAAGGATGATGCGGTTACGCTATGCTCTTTGCGCTCTATAGCAGTCCTAATGCTTAGGGCTATCTTAGGGTTAGCTACAAGCTTGCTTGCCTCTACCTCTACCCATTTAGGTATCTTGCCCGCCTTGGTTAGCGTGACATCGTAGGCTTTCGCGTAGGCTTCTTTGTAACTACCTAACTTGCCCTTCACTATCTCGTTAACGAATGCTCTCTGTTTAATCGTTAAGTCGTTGTCTTTGGATACCAGTTTGAGATCGGGTTTTTCTTTGTCTTTCATACGAACATTATTAACCAGTCCAAATGATTTTGTAATGCTCACAGTCTGCTAGCTAATAAGTTGCGCGGAATAATGTTTCGTATTATGATGTCCGATGACGTTCTCGAAGTAGGTTGGGCGGTCGATGCTAACGCAAGCCCCTAACAGAATCCGCGTCTTAAAATAATGTGGCGAGTGCTAGAGAGGTCTTAACTGGCGAGTGACAGAAACGCGGGGAAAGATTCAAGACTAGTAAAAGGTTATCGGGGATATTGTGCGCGGCGCTGAATCGGTAGAAACCCAGTAGAGCGAACAAGCGAAACGATAACGACTCCCTCCAGAGTCCATGAATTAACATGCTGAAGAGAATCCTATTCAAGGGTTCAAGAAACTATTTTGGAGGATAGTAACCATGATCAAATTTGATCTACACAAAGAATACATTCAACACGTTGGAAGAATACGAGCGATCAATCCTAAGTATCAAAGCTTGGCAAAGAAGTGGTATTTGAATTTTCGCAAGTATGATTATTGGGTTGATGTCGCGAGTGTTTGGGATGATGTCGATCCTAGAAAAGTTAAACATGCCGATAGAAATTCTGAGCGGTATTTTGACTCTTACATATTCATTCAAAGCAAATTGCCTAAAAGAGAGGTTGCTAACTTGGTCAAACAAGTACAGCAATTCTCTGATGAGGATTTTGCTGAGATTGTTGGATCGGTATGAATGTTGGGGAGCGCCATGCTCCCTGAGTCCACGAATTAACGTGCTGATGAGGTTCCTATTTTGGGGATCAAGAAACTCAAAACGATTGGAGGATCATATGAGAAAGATTACTGAAACGATTAGACGGGCTTGGCTGAATGGCGAGAATAAGACTGTTAATAACACGACTACCGATGGCGACTCAGTTTGGTTGCATGGTAATAAGATTATTGAAGTCAGAGATCGTAACGAAGTTTGGGCGACTCTCGCGGGTTGGCATACACCAACAACAAAGGAGAGGCTAAACGGGATAACTGGCGGTCACTTCCACACAATCAATTGCGTACCTTGTTTTAATGACGTTCCGATTCATAGCAACGAATGGATCAGAGTCGGATACAAGGGTTTTCACAATTGTTATCCATGTGAGGATTAACCTGAAGTTTAAAAATTGGGAGCGGAAACGCTCCCTTTTTTTTGTATCTTTTTTTTTGTTTTTTTGTTTTGAGATTTGGAGGTCGCTAGATAGATAGTCTAGCAAGGTAGTCTCTTAAACCTACTGATGAGCTTGTGAGATTCAAGCGAAATAAACTTTGTTTATCTAGGTGCTATCCGTGTGATAGCAAATCTAACTTGTTTTAATTAATTGGAGGATTATATGAAACCAAGTAAAGCATTGCAGATTATGAAATCTGTATTACGAGGCGGTAACTCGCCTTTTCTATTGGGTGGAACTGGTGTCGGTAAATCGGCAATTGTACGAGAACTGGCTGACGTTCTAGCTGATGGAAAAGAGATAGTTATTGACTCTATCAAACCAACAAAAGATCAGTATGGATTTATTGATTTTAGATTGTCTTTGTATGAGTCGGTTGATCTTGGCGGGTTGCCCTACATTGATGACAATGGGATTCAAATGAGAGCATTCTTAGGCAATCTCCCGATACAGGGCGAAGGCTTATTGTTCTTTGATGAATATGCCCAAGCGCATAATTCTGTACAGGCTATCGTGGGTCAATTGATCTATGAGAAACGACTAGGCGAGTATGTCTTGCCGAAAGGTTGGAAGATAGTCTGCGCGGGTAATCGCGCAAGCGATAGAGCGGGATCGAACAAACTCCCTTCTCACGTTGTTGGCAGAACTAGCTTGATTAACTTTGAGCATGATACTAACGACTGGCTAGCATGGGCGGTGCGCAACGATGTGAATACCGACATTGTGGGATTCATTCAGTATCAGCCCGAATGGTTGAACGTGTTTGATCCTAAGTTGGTAACTCCCCAGCCTAGTCCTAGATCATGGACAAGGTTGAGCGATACATTGAAAACCAATCCATCAAAAGACTTGTGGCAATCGATTGCGGAATGCGATATCGGGGAAACTGGAGCGATTGAATTTTGTTCTTTCGTTTCTCTTAAAGATGAGGTTCCCGATCTAGATGCGATTGTGCGAGGTGATGATGTTGAGGTACCCGACAATATCGGGATTATGTACGCGACTATCGTTGCCCTCGTGACTGTCATCAAAGAGGCTACCGATCTGAAAGTTACTGAATACTTTGAGAACGCTCTAGCCTATGTTGATAAATTTTCGACTCCCGAATACGGAATCTTTTTTGTTCGCTCTCTCGTTAACGCGAGATCAGAACTCAAAGAGACTTCGGCATTCTCTAACTTCAAAGTTAAGAATCAAGAGTTGGAAGTTTGATCCCAGGCGAGTGGGCGGGGGGATATAATATTATTTACTAGTTTATATTCTCTCGCTCCTAGCCGTTCTGATATTCGGATGTGTATCCGAACTGACGATTACAAAAGTATGAAATCAGAATTTATCTAACTTAATTTGGAGGAATTATTATGGATAAAAAATTAACTAATACTCTATCTGAGAACTGCACGTTGGTTCGATTAACATCGAAACATCCTAGCGGAATCAAAAGAGATAAGAAGTTAGCCGAAGAGTTAGCCCTGAGTAATAACGTGGTTGATCCAAAGTTATTACAAACTGGTAAACATATTTTCGGGCAAGACATTAACAAATACTTTCGCAGTATCTTGAATGGCTTTCGCAATAACTTCTTTTATCCAATGACCAAACCTTGGTCGGATAACTCTAGCGATGATGATGGTCATCTAGTACAGGGTTGGCGCTTATGCCCTAACTCTAAACTGGAGGATTTGCAGTCCGAAGTAGACAAGGCTAAACAAAGTTGGGATAGAGAGGTGAAAGGCTTTCTCAAAAACTATAGCGACATCCTAGAGGGTGCCAAGCGCAATCTAGGTGATACCTATGATCCTACTAATTACCCGACTGTCGAAGAGATTGAGCGTAAATTTAAATTTGATTTTGAGATCAGTTTGATCCCTCAATTCTCTGATGATATTCGGCTAAATGTTTCTGAGTCACTTCGCAAGCGGATAGAAAACGATGCGGTTAATCGCGCTAACAACAACATCAAAAATATACTGGTCACTACTGTTAATGCATTAGTTGAACAGGTTGATCACGTTGCTAGCAAGCTTGAGGAATACGATCCTAATAACAAGTCGAAATCTTTTTTCAATAAGTCAAGCTTTGACAAGTTGAGAGAGGCGGTGGACATGTTACCTAGTGTCAATTCCGATGTACTTGGAAACAATCCAACAATTACCGATGCCCATCAAAAACTGGTGGCGGTCTTTGCGACTATCAATTCAATTGACTCCCTTCGGGATGATACTGATCTTGGCGATAGCAAGCGCAAACAAGTCGCTGAGGATTTGTCGGGCGCTATCGGTGGATTGAAGGGCGGTTTCTTGGATAAAGCTTTTGGAGGTTCCAAAGATGATTAATCAGCAAGCGCATGAAAAGATGATCAAAGCGCGATCCAAATTAATGAAAGGTCAATTGGGCATGGCATCCATGCTATTGCATCTTGATTTGGTTGAGGTGAGCGCTGATCAATGCTCTACGATGGCGACTGATGGAAAGCGAATTATTTACAATCCGCAATTCGTTCTAGACATCGAAGAGATAGAGGTTCAATCGGTATTAGTCCATGAGGCTTTGCATGTAGTTTGGGAACATCCGCTACGAAGAGGTAAACGTCATCATAAGGTTTGGAACATTGCTTGCGACTACGCGATCAATGGTTTCTTGATTTATGATCTTGGCTTTGAGTTACCCGAAGGCGGTCTTTGGGATCGTAACTACATGGGAATGTCGAGCGAGGTTATCTATCGTGAACTCATTACTAACGAAGAGGCATTGCAAGATGCAATCGACACAATGAATGAGGGTAACGAGGAATCCAATGAGGGATCGGGCGAGTCGGGCGAAGAGTCGGGCGAAGGCGAAAGCGATCAAGAGTCGGGGGGCGAGTCTCCCGATACTGGCGATCAAGAGTCCGAAGATTCCGCGCCAGTTGGTAAACCAGAACAATCTATGACTGGTAAATATTTTTCTAGTCCTGATGAAAAAACGGGCGAGAAAGTTGGCGACATAGATTTGGATTCGATACCTATGCCTAGCGGCGAGGTTTGGGATGCTCAAGACGATGAGGGCAAACCTTTATCGGAATCTGAGATAACCGAACTTCAGCAAGAAATCCAAAGAGCGGTTTCATTAGCTGACAAGCTTGAGAAAGCAATGTCTTGCGATGGTACTTCATCAATGGGTGGGCGAATGGATACTTTGAAAGAAGTTAAAGTTGATTGGAAAGATCAGCTAAACGACTTTTTAGAATCTACTGTCGCCAATGACTATTCATGGTCTAGGTTGAACAAACGTCATCAATGGCGCGGTGTCAATTTGCCAAGCAAAACGAAGTCTCCGAATGGGGGCGAGTTAGCGATAGCAATTGATACTTCGGGATCGGTATCCCAATACGAACTCAACATGTTCGCGACTGAGATACAGGCAATGGCTGAGGATTGTGGATTGGAAAAAATCCGAGTCTGCTATTGCGATACTGTTGTTCGCAAAAATGCTGAGGGCGAATGGTGGGATACTTACGATCTTGATCAGGGCGATGAATTGAAATTGATTGTTAGAG